GGGAACAAACACATCGGCAGTTTCGTCTGAAGATTCAGAATGCGTTCCTGCCTGCACCGCGCTCGCGGTGCAGGCGGCTGACGCACCCGACATCCTGGGGATGTACCGGTTTCGACGGGGGTGTGGAGGCAGGAATAGCGGGCGGCGGCGCCTGACCGCCATAAAACGGGCATCTTATAAATTAAAGAACAACAACGAAACTGTTCTTCTCGCTGCTTAAATAGCGAGCGTTCCCGCCGGGAGGACCACGGCCCGGCAGCGGAGCGTCGATGAGTGGTGAACGTGCGCACGCTAAGCTTTGCGCGTGCCATGCATCATGAAGCTACCGGACTGACAGGCTTGCCGGTTTGCCTGTCCTGAAGGGAACAGGGGCGTTCGGCGTCCCGAAAAAACCTGCTGCGCCCGGAGAAGTTCCTGTTTAAGCGCTTTCGGACGGGGGTTCAACTCCCCCCATCTCCACCAAAGCAGAGCCAGACGAACCAAGCCGGTTCGCCTGGCTTTTGCTCTGCCCCAACGGTCTATATGACCGGCGGGATATTTGTCCTGGTGTTTCCACTTGCCTATGCCAAGAAATAAAGAAAGAGGCTACTACACAGGGAATTTCCTGTGTGGTAGCCTCTTTGTGTTCTCTCATAGCCATAACGGATTTCGTTATAATCTACCAAAATCCAGCGAGATTCTAAAATCGTTGTTAGAATCTACCGTAAAGGAGCATGGCTATGATTAGGATTTTACTGTCCACCCGGCTTGGCGAGCGGAGGTGGTCACAAGCTGACCTTGCAAGGGCAACAGGCATTCGACCTTCGACGATCAATGACCTGTACCATGAGATCGCAGAAAGGGTAAACCTGGAGCATCTGGATCTTATTTGTGAGGCGCTGGGGTGTGAGCTGTCAGACCTGATGATCCGAGAGGAAAACAAGGAGATCAGAGTCAAGACGCGCACCGGCGCGGATATACATAGCAAGCGTTAAGCCTGCTCCGAGGCCTCGGGCGTTCATTCGCCCGGGGCCTTTTCTTTTTCCTCAACATCAATGATGATTTGCTGACCGTCTGGCATAATAAACGCCAGTTTGCAGCCGCAGAATTCCGCAGCCTTTGCGAGATCGTTGGCAGACCAACTCCCGCGATTCATCTTGTTTCCCATCGTTTGCTTGCTCATTCCGAAGCTTGCAGCCATGTCGACCTGCTTCTTGCCGCAGAGAGCCAGCAGCCCCTTTACCTTGTCCGATACCGACACAATATGCACTCTCCTTTCTGTACTTCACATAGTACATCAAAAGAGTGGACTTGTCAACTAAAAAAGTTTGAAAATAAATCAAAAAAGTTTATCAAAACCATTGACAAGTAAATCAAAATGGTGTACTATATACTCGTAAGGCAGAGGTCGAAAGCCTCTTACGAAAGGAAGTGAGGACTTGGACGAGATGACAACCGCCGAGCTCAATCAGTTCTTAGAGAACATCGCAAAGCTGATTGAAGCAACCGCCGACGACCCGGCTACCGCCGCAAAGATCGTGCGAGATAGCAAGGTCAAGGCATAAAAAGAGTAGCGACCCCCGCTAAAGCGCCGCTACTCAAACACCCCGAAAGGCGAGCGGGAAGCCTTACTCCCGCCGCCTTGATTATAACCGAGTAAGGCAGAAAAATCAAGGAGGAACGCAAAATGAACAGCTATCCCAACATCATGTATTTCTTCCATGACGGAAGCACTCGCCTCGTCCCGCACTATACAAATGCCTCCGGCCTCGCCGCTATGCTGGACGAAGTGCGACGGGCCGCCTATCAGGATATGACAAAAAGCGGCGCAGATCACGCCGTCTACGCCGTGAAGCATTACGACCCCAAAACCGGCGATGTCGTAAAGGCTGACATTTATGCCCCCGCCGTTCTTCTGAACGAAGCCGAGTTTACTAAGCGCACCGACGCACAGATGCAGGAAAGTCCCGGTTGCTATATTCTCGCGCTCCACGCCAGAAGATAACCGCCATCAATCACCAACCCGCCCCGGAGGTCACGAGGGCAGAAAGGCAACAACGATGAAGATCAATATCACCGATGAAATTAGGCAGGAGATTTTGGATATGCTCAACAGAGATACTGTAAAGGAATACTTTGAAAAACTCCGCGACACGGAGAAGAACCCCACTCGCGGACAGGTTTACGCATACCGGAGCTGGGAGCAGAGCACGGAAGACCGAGCCGATATGTTTGAGGTCAGAGCGCTTCCGTGGGGCAGTCAGATTAAGGACGGCGTGATGAAAGAATTCGTTGCTGCATTAACCGCAGCTGATATTGACGAGATTATCGTCACAGATCAGTCAACCGCGCTCATGGAAAGTGTCCACGCCTTGGTAGCCGAGGGCGCGTATCTGGAGGGCGTCGGAACTGTTACCCGCGATCCACTGCACGATCCATCAGGCCGCCGCGAGGTCAAAGGGCTGGTATTCAGATTTTGAGAAAGGAGCGCCGACAATGAAAAAGCTGATTTGTTCTACTTTCCGCGAAGGTTACGGCATCGATCAGATCCGCAGAACGATGACGGCCGGCGAGCTGATTAACTTCCTCGCCCAGTACGATGAAGATACGCCGGTCTATCTGAGTTTTGACAACGGCTACACCTACGGCGGCATTACCGAGGGCCGCTTTGAAGAAGATTATGGGGAGGAGGACTAACCATGAACAAGATCCGCCGCAAAAATTTGCAAAGCATCATCGACCAGCTGGAGGAGCTGAAGGGCAGTCTCGAAGATCTCCAGGCCGAGGAGGAAGAGTACCGCGACAATATCCCTGAGAATATGCAGGAGAGCGAACGCTATGAAAAGGCAGACGAAGCCTGCGACAACCTCTCCGAAGCCGTAGATAACCTGGAGGAAGTCATCAGCAGCATCGAAGCTGCCATTGAGTGAGAGGGTGGGCATGAGAAAAATTACTGTCTTCGACTTTTGCAGTCAGATCGGCGCGGCCAGCGATGAAATCCCCGTTGTGGTGAAAGCCGGTATGCAGGAGATCGGCCACTTCCGCAGCTTATACAAAATCCCAGCGCAAGCGATGCCGGGAGTTCTGGAAGCCAAAATCACCTATGTTACCATGGGCCGCGAAGAAATCATCATCCAAGTCAAGTTGAAAGACTACAACACCAAGTTGTAATTACATGACCGGCTGACCTATCGGCACGACGGGGAGAAAGGACACGATATGGATTACAACACTATGAACGCTACCGTCAAGGGGACAACCTGTGAGGGCGAGCCTTTTACCGAAAGTCTCACATTTACCCTCGTCCCCCCCACCGACAACAAGCACTACGGCACAGGCTACTACATGACGGTTAAGACATCAACGCAAACGCTGTTGATTGACGTGCGCTACGAGCGCACCACTGACATTGAAATCCTTGCCGATAGATGGATTAAGGGTTACTACGGCGAAAACGCGCAGGACATCATCAAACAATTCTGAGAAAGGAGAGATTTCTATGAACGAGAACGAAGCCAGGACGCTGATCGAGCGTTTTGCAGAAAAGCAGCAGGGCGGGCATTTTGCCTGCCCCCGCTGCGGGAAGATGGCGATGGACGCGGAGAGCGTCACCCGCAACGCACTGAGCCGCAGGGCAACGGTCCATATCTGCGATGCCTGTGGCACGGTGGAGGCGCTGGAAGACATGACGGGGGATCGGCGGCCGCTGACCGCATGGGCTATCGTCTCCGCGCCGGAGAACTGGCGCATGAGGCGGCACTACTCCGCCGCAGCGTGGGCGCGTGAGCAGTACACCGACCGCTGGAATGATTGCCCGTACTTTCGGGATATGGTCGAGCGCGGTGAAATTCCAGCGGCTTACATCGGTCGCCGCACCGTCATGATCCACGCGCCAATCAAAGGGACTGTGCTTTTGACCGAGGGCTATCATTTCACCGTGGACGATGAAGAAGGGAGACAATACCTGTGAGTAAATCTTGGACGCCTGAGGAGCTGGCTGCTGCCAGTGCCGCGATGAAAGCGGAGGGCCACATGAGCTACGAGGAGTTCTGTGCCGCGCCAGTGTTACGGCTGGAACACAGAGGCCGCGACAGCTGGGATCGCCCCGTCTACGAGTGCGACGGTCGGCTCTATGTCGATGTCGACCCGCGCCGGAGCAGACCGGCAGACATCTGCACGAAGCAGGGCAACGCCTTTGACGGCGAGCCCTGCGACCCTGTGCCGGAGGGAACGATTATTGAGTTCGTTCCAGCACGGGACACATGGGATTTCTAAGGAGGACTGACAATGGATTACATCAAGCGTAGCGTTGTGGTGCAAAAGGTGATGGAAACGAAGTGGGAAAGCGGCTCAGATGGGGCGGTAGCCATGGAAATTGTTGCCGCTACCCCCGCCGCTGATGTCGCTCCGGTGACACATGGAGAATGGATCGAGGACGACTACGGTTATAACCGTTGCTCCGCCTGCGGCTGGGAGTGGGACGAACCGGAGTCTGTCACTCCATACTGTCCTCATTGTGGCGCAAAAATGGGGGAGGGTGAGATTGATGACTGAATACATTGAACGCGATATGCTTTGCCGCGTGCTTGAGCGCTATCGCAAAGCACCTAAAAACAGATACCAGCGCGGCGTAGAAGACGGAATGGAGTTAGCCTTGAATGCAATAAAGGCAATTCATGCCGCCGACGTCGCCCCGGTGGCGCATGGGCGGTGGGAGTGGTTCGACGAAGAGACAGGAACGCCGTTTACAGGATATGAACGGGAATGGGGCTGGAAATGTTCCTATTGCGGGGAAGAATTGCCTGACGATTACGATGACCCTGATAATAGACCTACGTTTCGATTCTGTCACAGCTGCGGCGCGAAGATGGACGGAGGTGTAGACGATGCGGCTGATTGATGCGGACAAGTTGAACGCAAGACTGAGCCGTAATGGAACGCCGTATTATACAGTGCCGGATATCGAAAATGCACCAACGGTTGATGCTGCACCGATAAGGCACGGGCGATGGGTTCAAAAGAAAGAATGGCACTTAGGAAGATGGGTTGCGTGGTTTGAGTGTTCCGAGTGCGGCGAACACGACGATAACTCGGATATGTATGAGATGATGCCATTCTGCAATCTGTCGAATTATTGTCCCGGCTGCGGAGCAAAAATGGACAAGGAATAACTGCGCCGCTCAAAAAAGCCCCCTCTCTCGCCGCCGTAGGTGAGTTGCAACACCACCTTTGCGGCGTGGGAGGGTAGACGCCCACCCAAATGCGAAAAACGCTCCTGCGCCCCCGTAAGCGCGAAAGCGCCGGAAAACAGAAAAAGCCCCCTCGACAGGACGGTAAAATCCTGCGAGGGGGCTTTCGTTGTGTGGGCGGTATTCAGATGGCGGGGCTGTCGATGCTGCCGTCGGCCTCCGTGTCGGTCCGGAAGTTGTTTGCCTTGGCTGCCTCAAAGGTGATCCCACCGCGCTTGTGGTCGGACTTCGCAAGCGAGAGGTAGCCGTTTGCTCCGGCGATGATGATCGCCTCGCCAACGCCGGTGGCGGCAGTAAGCCATGCAGCGGCGGCGGTGTAGCCGCTTTTGATGCACAGATACATGAGGAACAAGCATTCTTGAACGATCAGCAGACCGGCCAGCATTGCCAGCAGGCACACGACCTTGCTCCATTCAATCTTGCGCTTCTTTGCGGCTCTGCGCTTGCGCCTTGCCATCAGCTCAGCCCAAACTTCTGGGCGAAGCGGTAGAGGACGGTCACCAGCTGCTCGCGGGTCATCATGTCCTCCCACATTCCGTTGAACTCATCGGAGTTGCCGCCACGAATGATGCCGTTATCCACAGCCCATTTGCGCGCTTCCTCCGAGTAGGCGGAAGCATCGTTGTCCTGAAGCTCCTTGCGCATCTCCCGCCAAAGCTCCTTGAATTTGTTGATATCCATATCGTCATCCTCCTCGTCCATGCCTGCGGAAAGCTGGGCTGTCACCTTTTCGGCGAGGTCGCCCATGCGGGCGTACATCCAGTTCCCGGGGCAGCTTTTGTTGGCAAACCAGCGGTGTACGGTCAGCACCATCTCGTCCGGTGCAGGGGTGTAGGCAAGCGTCTTGTCCTTATCCTCCAGCCAGAGCAGCTTGGTCTTGCCGTTGCGTTTGCAGATGTCGACGCAAAGCGTAATGAGTGACTGATAGACCACATCGCGGAATGCGTACGGCTCTGCGCCATCGGACGCACATTCGATAGTCACCGCCCGCTGGTCGTTTGCATTGCTGGAGGAACACCAGGATCGGTTTTTCTCCTCGACATACATACCGACGCGGCCGTCTGCGCCGATTCCGTAATTGCAGCTCGCCTCTCTGGAGGCAGGGAGGAAGATATCTCCCAGCCGCTCCACGCTGCACTGGCCCACTACGCAGTGTGGCGTGATGCGGTCGATCTTACGGGTCCTCTGCCCGGAGTGATTCGGGCTGAGCTTTGTGTAGCTGACAAGAGGGCTATTGCTCATAGGTCATTCCTCCTCGGGGGTGGTATGGTCTTCCTTGCCCTCACCGGAAGGTAGCGCAGTAGGCACCGCATCCGCCCCGGGTGTCGCGGTAGAGAGCATATCCTTCAGCTTTTTCAGTACATCAACGGCATAGGCGGTAAAGGCTGCCAGCATAGCCAGCGATACCGCTGTCATCAGGTTTACGGTCTGCCCATCGACCTCCACCACCATCAGATCGGGGTTGAGGTACCCGGCGAAGTAGACCGCGACCAGCGCCGCTGCCACAACTGCACTCTTGATGCAGCCGTTGCGGAACTTCGTCTGATCCCATTCCCCATCAATGATGGCATTGATGGAACCGAGGGCAATGTTCGCGGCGATCAGCAGCACAAGCCCTGCGGCCAGGCGGATGATCGTCATATCCAGCACGTTCATTGTGCGTCCTCCTTACTGCAAAAAGTCGTTGCTGTCCAAGCACCGGCGATATATTGTCTTGATCCGGTCACTGGTCAGCTCTGTTACATTGTTTTCAAACTCCGGGTGATCATCGCAGTATCGCTCATAGGCAGCGATGTCCCGGAGCGTTTGGTCGAAATGATCTTTGGTGTGGCGCTCGCCGTGGAGACATTCATCGCCGAAGCGTAGAATGCGCGCCCGGCAGTTGACGGCCTTTTCCTCGGCCATGCCAGACCGAACGCACTGCAGCTCGCTTTCGAGCTTTCCGACCTTCTCCAAGACCTCGCTGTTGATAGCGCGCCCGAAAGCCTTTGCTATTGCAGACCACGGATTGATTTTGATGGGGGCGAGCTGGAGCAGCGTCAGCAGCACAAACAGCGCACTTCCCCCACCAAACAAAATCTCCTTGAGCGTCATCTCTCAATCCTCCTCTGCGCGTGATAAGAAGGGCAGCCCCCGTAAAGGAGCTGCCCTCCGTATCAATGCCGTGGTCAGACGGTGACTTCGAGATCTGCCAGGATCTCCTCGACCTGCTTCCGAATCAGGCTCGGAACCTGGTCGATGGTCTTCTTGCCCTTGACGATCAGGGTCGCGTAGACAACTGCCATAACTGCTACCTCCTTTCCCATCAGAATGTATAAAAGAAGGAGCCGAAGGCTTTTCATAAGCCCTCAGCTCCATTCTTGCTATTTTCGAGGATTTCCCGGACGGCTGCTTGCAGCGGGGCGGGAACTTCCTCAATCGTCTTTTTCCCTTTGCGGATCAGGTCTGCGTAGACCTTCACCATGTAATTGCTCGCCATTGGTTACTCACCTCCTGTTGTAGATGTCACGGCGACGATCTGTTCGTAGACATCGCATAGCGCCATCTGCGTATCGGTGACCTGCCCCTCAAGGCTCGTCACCTTTTCCGTCAATGCCGCCTTGTCGGTCTCCAGGTCGGCTACCTGCTGCTGCAGGGAGGGGATCGTCTTGCCCTCCGCCTCGTGCAGCTTGGCTTGCGCCAGATAACCGGCATAGTTGCCGAGGATGTCTTCACTCAGGCCGTCGTACATATTCAGCTCCAGGTGATATTCGTCGTACACCCACCCGCTGATGGTCAGCTCGTCCCGCTTTTCCTCAAACGGCTCGGCGTTCTCATAGAAGCGCACCAGGGCTACCCCCGGCTTATTAGGCTGCTCCTCCAGCGAGAATGCGTTGCTGGGCGCGTTGTCGCCTCTTACTCTCATTTCGCACGACCTCCTTCAGATGTTTTACTCCAATCGGGTCAATGTACTTCACCCGAATTGTATGACTATTGCAGTGTTTCAGTTGCCCGGCGCGGCTCAGCAGCCCGGAGGCCTGGGCGAACATGATAGGCTTTCCGGCATCAAGCCGCTTTTTGACGCGGCGGCATTGCCGGGTGAAGCGCAGGAAATTCCGCTTGCGCAGAATAACATGAGTGCGGGAAAAGCGATAGCCGACCGCACTCACCATGCGCTTTGCCGTGGGATAGATCTGCCAGTTCGCTTTCATGGACAGGCCGAGCCGCTGCTGCATGAACGCGGCGATCAACTTCCGCGCCTTGTGCAGCTGCTTCTTATTCGGCCCGAGCAGGGTGATGTTGTCCATGTAGCGGGTCATATACTTCACGCCCGGCAGCGTCATGATGTACTGGTCCAGAGACTCCAGGTAGAAGTTCGCCAGCCATTGGCAGATGTAATACCCGATAGCCAGCCCGCCGCCGCAGGATTCGATGACGGAATAGACCGTCCGCAGAAAGCGCTTGTCCTTGATCTTCCGCGCCAGCGCCCAGATCAGCCGCTTACCGGAGATGCTGGGGTAATACTGTGCGACATCCAGCTCCGCGGCGTACTTCGTCCCCTTTGGGTCGTTGCGGAGCGCGCCGCGGATCATCTTGTGGATTCGCTTTCCACCACGTCCGGGGATCGACGCGCAGGACCACGGGTGCATCCCGCGCATAAGCACTGGCTTCATGGCCGTCACCAGCATCCATTGGATCACGCCGTCCGGCCAGAACGGGACCATCTTGATCTTACGGTGCTTCTCGCTGCTCTCATCATAGATCTCGCGGATCTTCGGCTCGGACGGTACAAAGCTCTCGGTTGCGACCAGCTCATAGGTCTTTTCGACATACCCGTCCAGGTCCGCCAACACAGGGGCGATGTCTTTACGACTCCGGCGCCCCTTTGCCGCCTCCTGAATGACAGCGCGAATGAAGTCCCGGTCAACCATCTTGTCGTAGAGATAGCCGACTCGTTTCGGCATAGGATTTTCCCTCCGTCCTTGTTTGCCTGCGAGGTTATTCGAGCCGAAGCCTACTAAACCCCGTCCTATGCGGCAATATTTTCACCAAGCGGTGAGGGAAAGCCTGCGCCAGTCAAAAGAAAAAAACAAGTAGTCGCGCGCCGACGTTCGAGTTCGAGTTCGACGAGGTGTTGTTCGCGTTGAAGTAGAAAAGGCCGGCATTGCCGCCGTTGTTCCAGTTGCCACCGACATGGAGGACACGCCAGCCAGAGTTGTAGTTGGCGTAGAAAACAAGCCCTCGGCGCATGGCGCAGACAGTCCCGGAGGTAATTATACCTCCGGCCTGTCGCGCATACGGAAAAACGGGAGAAAATAACAGAATACGTTATTTTCAAAAATCGTGTCGACGGGGCTTCGCCCCGTACCCCATTCAGCTTTTGGGCTTGTGCTCATGCCGCCAGCTGGTGCAGGCGGGAAAGCTCCGGGGGCTGCGGCCCCCGGTCCCCCATTAGGGGTGGAAAAGGAGTCGCGCGCCGACGTTCGAGTTCGAGTACGACGAGGTGCTGTACGCGTAGAAGCAGAAAAGGCCGGCAAGGCCGCCGTCGTACCAGTAGCCACCGACATGGAGGACACGCCAGCCAGAGCTATAGTAGGCGTAGTCCGGAATGTAGGTCGTCTCGCTGCCGCCGACCGCCGTAGGATAGAACGCCCAGGGCATGGCCGACGATACGCCGATGGCCGTGATGTACCCATCATTCTGTATCTTGGAGCCGATGTTCGTATAGTTGGTCGCGGTGTCATCTGCATAGCTCGCAGGGTTCAGGCAGACATATACCGTTCCGTCGGAGAAGTTGATCCCGTCGATAAACTCGAAAATATTGCCGTACGGATTCTCGATGTGCCGGTACTGCACGGCGGTTTTTCCATCCGTCCCAGCTGCGCGTCCGGTGTGGTAGGTCATACTGTCCGTACCGCCGGAGTTGATCGCGGAGCTGTTGCCGTCGACATATCCGCGCCCGATTTTGCTCTGGCTGTCCCAGTCCGAGAACTCCACCAAGTATAGCAGCCAAACGGCGCACCAGGATGCGAAGTCATACTCGCTCCATTTGCTACCCTTTCCCCTGGCCCCGGAACGCGCCGATGCGCGGGTCAGATTGACCAGCGGTGCAGCGCCGGTCTTGGAATAATGGCCGGAGATCGTGTTGTAGCGGCCGACATACTTGCCGGAGCCGGGGTGCTTGGTGAATCCGCTCTTGGCCTTATCCGCGATGTAGAAGTACCGTTTCTTGTTGGTGGCATCGTCGATAATACGGAAGTAATACCCGGGGATAAAGACGACGGTATCGTAGCTGCTTCGGGAGAAGCCGCTCGTTCCCTTCTTGTAGCTGACGGCATTGTTGATGATGTTGTACTCGTCCATGCCGCTCCACGGGAGATAGTTGTCGAAGGGGGAGCTGCCAGCGCCGGTACCGACCGCAGGCGCGGGATTCGTGGTGATGTCGACATTGACCAGTCCGTTCGGATCGGTGGACTTCTTCAGCCGTGTCAGCGCCGTCGACTGCGCACTGTAATTCCAGCAGACGCCGAAGACCTTGACATAGGACAGCTCCAGCGTATAGCCAGTGTAGGAGCTGCAAGCTACGCTGCCGGTGGCCGTCTCGCCGTTCTTGGTGGCGGTGACGCTCCACGTGCCGGTGTTCGGCAGGTAGAACTTTGCTGTTCCGTTGCTGGTAGCCGTGAGCGTGGTGGAGCCGTTGACCGCCTTGACCGTAGAGCCGCTGTCGATGGTGACGGTGAGGGTGCAGAACTTCACCGTTGCGGTGTAACTGCCGCCAGAGGTCGACACCGACGCAGACGCCGTGGACGAGGATACCCCGCTCTTGGTGGCCGTCACGGAATAGGTACCGGCATAGTTGACGGTCAGCGCACACTTGCCGTTGCTGCCGCAGGTGCCGGTATACTGCTTCGTGCCAAGCGTGGCGGTCACGACAGCGCCGGATTCCGCCGTTACGGTCAGCGTAGCCGCAAAGTAGCTCAGCGTCACCGCGTACTGCTTGACCTGATCCACGACCACGGTCTCGGTGGCGGTGGTCTGCCCGTTCAGCGTGGCATACAGCGACCATGTACCGTAGCCGGGGAGATCAAAAACGCATTTACCGCCGACGCTGGTGCCGGTCAGAGTAGTCTCGCCGTTCGTACAGGTGATAGCCGATCCGGTGGCAACAGAGACCTCCAGCTGTGGAGCCACGCCGCCGCCCTTGGGCTTTTCCCATGTATATACGCCGGTCTGATCGTTGGCTGCCGTGCAGTAGAAGGTCTGCATGGTGTCTGTGTTCAGATACGACTGACCGACCGAGCCCTTCGTGCTGGAGGTCGGATCGGTCTTGCCGGTGAGTGGCTTGCTTCCGTCCAGCCCCTTAGAGAGCGTTTCGAGGTCGCCGGAAACGCCGTCAAGAAAGGTGTCGAGCGATTCACCGTTATAGGTCAGATCGGCCGCGTCGCTGGCGCCGGACAGCTTCCACTGATACTTGCCGCTGCTGTCCTTGCCGTTGCAGACGTATTCCTTGCCCGTAGCGCTGTCATAGTAGTGCTGCCCTGCGGTACCCTCGGTCGTGTCTGTCGGCGCTCCTGAGCCTGTTGCAAGTGGATAACCGTAGTCCTTTCCGGCGACTGCCGCAGAGATATTCCCGTTCCCGTCGCCCAGCAGCAGACCCTTGACCATGATCTTGTCTTGCTTGGTCTTTACCGCCTCGGTGATGGCGGCGGACATATCGCTCTGTGTGACGCAGGCGCTGGTGTCGACCGTCACCGTCCATGTGCCGGTATTCGAGCAGGAGATCAGCGCGTAAAAGGTGTAGACGAAATCCGGCGATTCTGTCTTGCTGGGGATGGGAACGCCCTGCTCCAGCTGGAACAAGGCGATCATGGCGGACGCTCCTCCGTCCACGCTGGCAGATACGCGGAACTGATTCAGCGTATAGGCCGTATTCGGCGCAGCGATGCGGAGCTTCAGGCGAATGCCGGAAGATACCCTCTCGCCGCCCAGCAGGCTTGCGGTCTGCTTTTCATTGACGAGGGCGGTCTGTGCCATCATTGCCGCCGCCGCGACGGTGCCCTGTCCCGCAGCTGCGCTGTCGAAGTTCAGGGTCTTTTCATTCACCCACTCATTGAGCAGGCTGTTGCCGGCGTTGGTGATGACGCCGTTCCATGTTGCCATAGTAAAACACCTCCGTGTCAGTATCGAATGGCGGCCGCGCTGTCGACCAACTCGCAGCCGATGCAGGCCGCGCCGAAATACTCTGTTGCCAGTCCTCCGGCGTCGTAGTATTCTACCTCGTCCAGCACCGAGCGCAGATTCTTGTAAAAGTCAACGCGGTCGATCACGCGCTGATGTCTGACGGGGTCGACATCCTCATAGGTGGCGTCGATCAGCAGCTTGAAGTGGTACGGCTTGCCGCCGTATTCCCACCATTCGCTGACCTGCGTATCGGGGTAGATGGCGGAGATCGCCAGCACGACCGCCGCCTTGGTGCCGAGCCTGCGGTGAACATTCCATGAGTCTTTCAGCGTCCGTCGCTTTTCCTCCAGGGTGTAGTTGGCGTCCCACCAGTCAACCTTGAAGTCGTTCGCCAGAATGTCCAGCAGCTCGTTCGGGAGCCGGTCGATCTGTGAGTAGATCGACACGCGCTCGATCTCGCCTACGCGGGCAGCCAGCACCTCGGCAACGGCAGAGGCAAGAGCTGCCATGTTGTCGTCATTGGCAAGGACTGCCGGCAAGGAGGCCAGCAGGTTTTCCTTCGTGATGCCGTGCGCCTTATTCATCCTCATAGCCCCCATTCGTGGCCGTGATGGTCCCGACCGACGCAACCTGCGGCGTCGTGTCGTCGGAGCCATCCCGCAGCGTGGTAAAGACCGGGCTGGTCAGCGCCACGCGCTTGATGCCGGTCTGCATGAGCTTTCCGATCAGCACGGAGGGGTTGATGTCGCGCCCCAGCTTCCCGCACTGCCACGCGACGAACTCAGCCACGGCCTTGTCGACCGCAGCCTTGATCTCTGTGGAGCTGAGGGAGCTGTCCTTCGGCACATAGTAGGTGAAGGTGATATTGTAGCTCACCTTCTGCGGGTCCTTGACAGAAACCTTGTCTGTCAGCGGCCGCACCGTGTCATCGTTGCAGGCAGCGAGGACAGCATTCTTGAGCTCCGTGGTAGCGATGGTGCCGTCGTCCATGAGGACATAGAGGTCCACCGCTCCGTCGCTGGGGCTGTTCGCCACCACATCGGCGATCTTGGTGCTGACCTGCTTGGCAAAGTAGATATACCCGCCCTTGGCTCCGGCGCAGCTGTAAGCGTCCTGACTGGCGCGCATCAGCTCATAGAACTCGTCGTCAGTGGCCTGGTCTGCGCCGTCATCGCTGGCGGTGAGGTTTTCGCAGCGCTCACAGTAGTCGAACAGGTCAACGAAGGTGTTGATCTGTCCCACTGCGTAGCCGTTGCCGACCGCACCAACAGTCTGGCAGCGGATCTGAACATCGGCATAGGTCTCTCCGATGGATACATAGGCATCCGCGACCGTCTCCCATGTCAGCGTACCGCTGGCGTCAGTGACGCGCGTACCGGCAGGAATGAGGATCGCCGTGGCCTGTGCCTCGGAGATATGAAAGCGCTCGGTGCAGACCGCAGCCTGCGCCGCCGGGCGCTGCGTGACATAGAACAGCTCAGCCAGCGCGTCCAGGTTTTCCCCTTCCGCGCGGCTTGGGATATTCTGATTGCCTGTGTAATTGTTCAGCCCGCGCTCCTGGATCACCACGGCGGCCACGAATTGGATAAACAGCTTTTCGGGGCTGGCGGGCTTCACGCTGACGCCGGTGATTTTTTCGTAAATGGAGATCAGCAGCGATTCCACCGCTTCGGTGTCGGTAGAAACGAACTGATATCCCGTATTTCTCTCACTCATTGATGATGTTCACCTCCACGGTAGGGATCAGCCTGCCCGGGGCGTTTCTGTCGGCCGCAAAGGTCACATTCACCACCTCGGCGCGGGGTTCATATTCTTCCACTGCCTCTTTGACCTCGGAATACATCATAGGCATAGCTACCGGCAGAGGCTTATCCACGAACTTCTGAGGAAGACCGAAGCCGCGATACAACGGACAGGTCCCCTGCCGCGTGGAAAGGATAATGGCGATATTCTGCAAGACGGAGCGGACGGTGTCAGTCTCGTTGAGCTGCACCGCGCCGATGTCAGATGCGGTCACCTTGTAGCTCATGGCAGCTTTACCCCCTCAGATACTCTTGCAGGCTGACGGACACGGTGGCGCTGGTGACGTTGCCGCGTCCGTCATAGGTTTTCATCTTCATCTTGTGATCAAGCACGGACCAGCGATATTTCCCGTAGCCCTTGTTGCCGATCACCAGCGGGACGGCGATGCCGCCGCGCTCATAGTTCCACAGCTTCACGACCTCGGCGATAGGATCAACGCCGAGGTAAGCGGAGAGAACGATGTCGAAGGTCATCTTGTCGGGGTCAAGGCCGGTGAACTCCGTAAGGGCGTGTGTGCCGTGCCGCTGATGGGTCGCGTACCGGGCAGACCCAGACCAGGTGACATTATTGATCGTTTCGATTGTGCGGTCAGACACCGTGAAAACGATGTCGCCCAGACAGCCGACCATTCCCATGCTCAAAAACCTCCTAACACAAAACCGTCCCCGTTGAATACCGGAAGGTATAGGCAGAGGACGCGGTCATTCACCTTCGGCATCCAGTAGGTCAGATGCGAGCCGGGCAGGTGGTCGTGGTCGGGGAATTCGCTGGCTGTGCCGCCGCCGGTGAAGGTGTCCGTGATCTCATGCGTGTGCTTTGCGTCCGGCTTTATGTAGAAATTCGCTCCGTAGTGCTGGAGCACATAGAGCCAGTCCGAAATGATGCCTGTGTCCTTGAACTTGACACGAGCCCTGCGCTTTGCGCTGTCGACGGCCGTTACCGTGCCGGTCTGAACGAGCCTCGAAAGGATATTCTGCAGTTCGTCCATCAATATCCCTCCAATGTCTTGCGCAGCTTGACCTGCGTGGTATAGCCGGACGAGCCGACCGAGTGCGCAGCCTGCTCCACAATGTATTTCCCGTCCCACGCACCCCAGCCGGTGAGCTTGGCTGTGACGCCGGCCACGATATCCGGATTGCCGGGCAGCGTAAAGGTCGCGGTCTTTGCGTACTTGTTGTGCAGCCGGAGATATTTTTCAGCCTTGGTCTTGGCCTCGGCCACGCTTGTCACCTTCGCGGTGATCTCCAGCTGCTGGTTGTTCTTGGCCTTGTCGTTGTAGTCCTCGACCTTGACGGTGGCCTCAATGCACTTTCCTGTGCCGGGGTCCGTGTAGCTGACGCGGCAGGAAGCGTACTGCGTTCCGGCCGTTCCCGCGTTCAGCTTGTGCTTGGTGTAGCTGCCGCTGCCGCGGACGATAGTCAGCACGGGGGATTTCTTCTCGTAATCCTCCTGGTCGAAAAGTACGATCAGGTTATTGGTGGCTTTCAAAGAGATGCCCGCCTCGTGGCACAGCTTGGAGAGAAAGGCGATGTCGCTCTGCTTGTACTGCTCCACGCGGCCATAGGACGGGTCGCTGTTGGCGAGGAACATACAGGTCATTCCGTTGGCAGCGGCCATCTCGTTTGCGATGCCGGAAAGCGTGTAGGCCTCCCATGCCTTGGATTTCTCCGTCTGGCGGATCTGTGCGCTATACGGGAGAGCCGTCGCCTTGATGGTGATGGTGTTCGGCGGGCCGGAGGCATCAACGCTGTCCAGCTCAAACTGTCCGCAGTCCAGCACCTTATCCCTGCCGCCGCCCGTCCAGTTTTCCCGGACGAACACGGCGCTGATCTTGAAGCCGGCGCCGGAAGCAGAGGCAGGAGCGGCGGCAGAAGCATCGCCGCCCCCGCCGCCGGATTCCTTGATGTACGATGCGCTGACATAGGCGGTTTTGCCGTTATAGCTGACCTTCGCCCAGCCGTTTTCGATGCCCTCGACCTGCAGCTCCGCGCCGCAGACCAGAGCACCGTATTTGCCGTAGCTGGTGCTGGGGCCAGAGCGGACATTCAAGCCGCTTTTGGCGGTGACCTTGTAGGACTTTGCCGCCCCCTCGGTCTTAGCCTTGGAGGACGCGGATAGGCTCCCTGCGGAGGCTGCTGCGTCGATGGCATCGGCCAGCCACTTTTTGAGCCATATATCATCGCGGTCCTGAAGCTTCAGCTGCAGATCGTCGGTACCGTCCGCCTCCTTGTCGGTGTAGGTGGCCGACAGGAAATAGGGGCGCATACTGCCGGTGATGTCCGCGCCCTGGAAAAATATCTGCGCCGTGACGCGGCGCGCCTGATTCGGGCTGCTCATCCGACCACCTGCTTCCACGGGGGCAGGGCATCGCCGACATCCTCAGCAGGGTCGGGCAGCTTCAGCACGATCCCGGCCGGAAAGGTGTAGTACCCGAGATACTGCGGATTGAGATTCATCAGCCGGTCGGTGTACGCTTCGCTCCCCAGCTGGGAGAAGGCGATGCTGTCCCACATATCGCCCTGAATGGTGGTGTAGGTCTTACTCATTTGTAGGCCCTCCTTGCGGTGTCGATGCCGGCCTCCTCCATGACTTCAAGGACGCGCTCGGCGAACTCGTCTCCGTACTCACGCAGAGCTTCCACCGTCTCGGGCGATGCGCTGCCGTTGATCTGAAACACGATCTGCAGCTCCACCGATCCTGCGCCGGAGCCTGCGCCCGGCTCTGCCGAAAGCGCGCCGTCGCCATGAATGGCGTGCAGTGCCTCCAGCAGCTGCGGGGCGAAGGTGATGGCCTGGATCTCCATGCTCTCGCGCATGGCGGCGGTCTCCTCGGCGGTCATGACCTGCTCGCCGCCATTGAAGTAGACCAGCTCCGGGCCGTTTTCGCCGACGAGGGCAAAGCCGGGTGCGGCGGACTGCGTACCAACTGCGTAGCCGGGAATGCTGCCGGCCGTTCCGGTGCCGGATGCGGACAGTGCGGCTCTGGCTGCAGCGGCGACGCGGTTGTAGGCGGCGGTCACCTGGGGCAGCATACCGACAGCTCCGTCGATAAATCCCTGAATGGTGGCCTGCGCGCTTGCCTTGGCCTCGTCGCCAAGGTCCATCGCTTCAATGTCCTCAGCAAGCGCCGTCTGCAGCTCGTCCATGGTGGCCGTGAAGTCGGTCTTGAGGTCGGCTACGCTCCCCGCTGCGTTCTGCTGCTCCTGCTGCAGAGTCTTCCAGTTGGCTACCATCGTGGCCAGCTGCTCGTCAGTGGCACCTGCCATGCCGGCGATCGCGTTCACGCTGTCGGAACTACCGTCAGCAAAGGAGGCGATCATGTCGCTCAGCCCCTCGATGTCGGCGCTGCGGTCAGTCAGGGATTGCAGGTTGGCGTTGTAGTCCTGCCAGTAGGTGATCTGGCTCTCCAGCGCAGAATTGATGCTGCCTGCGCTGGTTGCAACGACCTTTGCGGCCTCGTCCCAAAGCTGATACTGTCCGGATATGCTTTCGTATGCCGCACTGTACGCCTCGTTGTAGGACTCCACAAGGGCATTGATCTTTTCCTGCACGCCGGAGATGGCAGCCTGGAACTCGCCGGCCTGTGCAGCAGCCTCCTCGGACGCGCCAGTGCCTTCGTTCATGGCGGCGGTCAGATTTTTGACCGCCTCTTCCGCGAGGGCGATCTCCGCCTCAGCCTCGGAAACGGCGTCTGCGTCCTCCTCCATCGCCTTGTTGTAATTCTTGATGGACTTCTCAGCCGCCCATATCTCGTTGTTGGTGTCGTAGATGGAGTTTTGCAGGTCGTAGTATTCCTGCGAGAGAAAAGCGGTCGCATCGGTGTAATAGCCGTACTGGTCGTAATAGGCATCCGCCTGCTTCTGCGCGTCTGCCCATAGCGCATCCATCTGCGCGTAGGTATCAGACAGCTTCTGCTGGGCGGCCTCCAAGCTGTACTGCGCCTTGGTGAGCCCGATGCTGTTTTCTTCTGCCTCGATCAGCACGGCGGAATACTGGGAGTACAGCTCGGTGAGCTGATTCTGATAGGCCTGCTGCATGGCATTCTGCTTCCACGCCTCGGTGTTGGCGCGGAGTGCTTCGGTACCGCCGTTGATGGTGTCGGTTTCGAGGTCGATATAATCGGCCAGTTCCGGCACCACCTGGCAGAGCAGAGCCAGGGTGTTGTGGTACTGCCTGTGCTGCTCGTCGGTATTGAGCCCCGCCGCCTCCAGCTCCTCCAGCTTGCCGATGTAGGTGTCTGCGACGCCTGCAGCGGCCATGGTGGAGGTAACGGTATCATCATAGGTGGCCTTGGCCTCGTCCATCGCCTCCCGCATTCCGCGGGCGGCTTCGGTCAGCTCCTTCACACTGGGTACGGCGTCATTCGCCGCAGCGGTGGCCAGAGCAACGATGCCCGCCGTGATTGCGGCCACGGCAGCGGTAACGCCCATGATGACATTGACGCCGGGGATCGCCGCTGTGAGAATGGCACTGGCGGCTGCGGCGATCTTTGCAGCGACCGCATAGGCAGCCAGCGCGGCGACGACCGCGCCGATCACGCCTGCAAAGGCGGTGATGGCATTGACCAACGCCGGGTTCTTCTGAATGAACGCCGTAATGCTGTTGAGGACCTTCGTGCCGACGCCGTAAGCCTCGCTGAGCGCGGGAGTATAGGCGTCGCCGATGGCTACCTTGAGGTTGTTGTAGGCGTTCTGCATCATGGTCAACCGGCTCTGCGCGGTGGCGTAGCGCTTGTTGGCCTCGTTGGTGAGGGCGGTATTCTGCTGCCAGGCGGTATTTGCAGTGTTCACCGCGCCGGTCATCTGGTCTGCGGCAAGACCCAGGGCTTTGAGCATATTGCTCTGCCGGATGCCGGTCAGGCCCAGGTCTTCCAGTACGAGGACGGTGCTCTCGCCCTGCTCGTCCAGCTTGCCGAGCCCGCCGATGAAGGAAGTCAGGGCGCTCATGGCGTCGTTCTTCCACGCAGAAGAAAATTCTTCGGAGGACATACCCGCGATACGGGCGAACTCCGCGAGGTCGTCCCCACCCTTTGCAACGGCCTTTTCAATGGCGTTGAGCGTCTGGGTCATGGCGGTACCGCCCGCCTCGGCTTCGATGCCGACAGAGGACATCGCCGCCGCCAGAGCCATGATCTCCGGCTCGGTCAGTCCGGCCAGCTTGCCCGCCGATGCCAGGCGCGTACCCATCGCCACGATCTCGGATTCCGTCGTGGCGAAGTTGTTGCCAAGGTCAACGATGACAGAGCCGAGCCGTCCGTAATTGTCCGTTGCCATGCCGGTAATGTTGGCGAAGCGCGCAAGGGCGGTTGCTGCCTCGTCAGCTGTCATGTTGGTGGCAGTGCCGAGCATGGTCATGATCTCGGTGAAGTCCAGCAGGGCGTCCTTTTGGATGCCGAGCTGTCCCGCGGCTTCGGCTACCGCTGCGATCTCCTCTGTGGTGGCGGGGATCTCCGTGGACAGCGCCTTGATGGAATCCGACATTGCCGCCAGTTCCTCGTCTGTGAGGTCTGTGGTCTTGGCGACGCCGGTAATGGCGCTCTCAAAGTCCATCGACGCCTGCGCGCAGCTGGCGAAGTATTCGTAGATCTCTTTCAGGGCGACGGCGATGCCTGCGGCCACGATGGCCTCGTGTACCTGATTAAAGGCCTGCCCCGCCTTGTCGCCGAAGGTCATAGCTTTATCGGCGGCCTCGCCCTGCTTCTTTTTCAGCGTGTCGATCTTGCCGGCAAGCTGCTCGGAGCTGTGGGAGAGGTCGTCGGTATTGACGCCCGCCTCTTCCAAAGCCCCGCTCAGCTCGTTCAGCTTTGCCGTCTGCTTCTCCAGCGAGGCGGAGGTCTTGTCGATCTGAAGCTGCTTTGCCAGCAGCTTGTTCTTCATGTCGGCGGACTCGTTGCCTGTCTCCTCCATCTCCCGCTGGATATTGTCATATTGCTGCCGCAGCATTTCCAGCCGCTTCCGTGTCGCTTCCACGGCTGCCTGCTGCTTTTGGAATGCGGAAATATCCGCCTGTGTCTTGGAGAGGGCCTGGATTTCCTTCTGCATGGACACAATTTCCTGCTGAGCGGCCTTGAAGGTCTTGCTGTAACTGCCTCCAAGCTGCGCGTTCAGCTGGAATAGCATCTCATACTCTTTGCGGCCTGCCATAAACGGCCCTCCTTTCAGATTTATTTATTCCTGCGTCGCTCCCGCGCCTCCTTCACAAGCTGGTTGCTGACTTTGATCCACTTGCACAGGGACGGCAGGGACAGCGACAGCCAGTAGGAAACGGGGGTCTGATTGTTTTTCGCCATCGTAAGACATTGCCTGCGGAGCCAGACGCCGCCGTCGCCGGTTACAGCTCCGATGCCAGCAAAAAAGAGCGAGCCTTGCCTCTGACGCGGTTGAACTCGAAGATGGGCAGGGCGCGCAGGGCGTCGTCGCCGATACGGCGGGGACGGCCGCTGGCGTCAATGATGGTGTTGGTGCAGGCTCGCGCCGCCATGCGCACCAGGAACTGGCCGGAGAAGGTAGGCGAGATGGTGGGCTTGCCGATGGCCTGAAGCTCGTCCTCGATGGCAAGAGCGTCATCGCCGGTCAGCCCCTCAAAGTCGAAGTTCAGCTCGTCAAAGGTCTGCCCCTCGTAGGTGAAGGGCCTTTTCAGCTTGAGGGTGAAGTTGCCTACGCTCTCCTTGGCCTGCGCCTCGGCGGCGGCGTACTCGTCGTGATCGACGGTGGAGAAAGCGTCGGCGGGAACAACGGTCTTGTTGATATCAGCCATGGTGATAACTCCTTTCAAATCTCAAAAAGATGCCCGGAGCGGATGTTCCGCCCCGGGCTTTTGTCAGGTCTCTTACATGCCGAGCGCCTTGCGGACGTCGGCCAGGTAGTCGGTGCCGTTGACATAGCAGATGAAGTTGAGCTGGTCGACCTCACGCACCTTCTTGCCGTCAATGTAGGTCGCCCAGTAGCGGACGGCGTACTCGCCGGAGCCGTTGGAGGGCGCGGCGGGGGCGACGGAGCCGCCCTTGTCGCTCTTGGGAATGACCACAAGAATGTGCTTGACGGCGCGGACGACCACCTTGCCTGCCACGACATCCTCGTCCTGCTGCGCAACGCGCAGGTCGATGGTGTGACGGCGAGGCTCGGAGAGCTTCACGCTCTGATCGGTGACGGTGCGGAAGTTAAGGCCCAGCGTCATCGCGTCGAAGTGGCCGAGAATGACCGACTCCACATTGCCTGCGATGCCGGCGCCAGAGATGGACTGCGTCAGCGCGGTCAGGTCAGGCAGGGTCGCCTGTGCCATACCGACATATTCAACAGAGTCCTCGTAGACCTTGAAGTTGATAATGCTCTGATCCATGATTCAAACCTCCTTTTAGCCCTGCAGGGCGCTGGTGACATAGCTGGCGTCATACTCCAGCACGAAGTCGATCTCCTGAGCAGGAGAGGGCGGCGTCATGTAGACATGGAGCTTGATGATGCCGGCCATGAGGTTGGTCAGCGGGTTTTCGTTCTCCAGCATCTCCACACGAGCGCCCAGAAGGTAGCCCATACCCACCAGACCGTTGAGCCAGATGTTGGCGGAATCGAGAACGGTGTCGATCAGACGGCGGGTCATAGGCTTGTCCAGCTTGCTCCAGAAGGTCTTGACGAGAGAGTTGCCGACCCAGCCGAACATACGGCTGACCGGGATAAAGTAGTCCTTGACATCGGTGTTGGAGGGATAGCAGGCGGTGTAGTTGCCCCACGCCACCCAGCCGCTCATGAAGTTCAGCGCAGTATCCACGCCGATGCCGTTGAGGTAGTTGGCCTGCGCAAGCGTCAGGTTGACCTCGGTGCCGTCCTCCAGGCAGAGGCCGTCGCACTGCAGCCCCTTATTGGAGGGAGACTCGTAGGGGCAGCCGCCGTTGCCGGTGTCGATCTGCGCCATCAGCCCCGCCATCTGGGTAGACAGGTGGAACTTGTAATCGCCCAGCTTCGCCATCGGCCAGAAGGCGATCTCGTCCTCGTCGGCGATGTTGGCGGCATTCTTCTTGGTGAGAACATCGGAATAGGCGCGCGCGCCGGAAGCGCCGCAGTCGATGTCGATCAGCGCCTTGGCACGGAACAGGCCGTTGATGTTGCCTGCCTTGGCGGTCATCGCAGCGGCCACGGTAGACTGCTGAGAATAGCCGGGGGCGCACAGCAGATCGGGGACGATGCCCAGCAGGGTCAGGCACAGCTCCACATTCTCCATCGCGGAGGCGATGTCAGATGCGGTGACGGTGGATGCCTTGACCTTGTTGTAGGCGATGTTTACCTGCTCGGCATCATAGGCGCTGCCGGTAGACAGCAGCTCCACCACCAGATGCTCGCCGCTGTAATAGGCGTTATAGTCGGTGCCGGACACATAGGCAGAGCCGGTACCGCCGGCAGGCTTGATGACCAGAGCGGAATCGTTGATGGCCGCAATGGGAAGCTTTACCTTGTGCTCCGTCACCGCAACATCAGCCGCGGCAGACGCCTCCTTTGCGGTGGCGATATCCAGAACATTGCAGAAAATGACAGGCTGGCAGGCGAACAGCTTGAAGTGCGAATACATGAATTCGCAGAGCGTGTAGGTTGCCCAGTCGTCGGAGTAGCCCAGCTTCTCCACCGCCTCAGACCAGCTGGTGCAGAGAACGGGGGTGCCGGGGGCAGCAGGCTTATCCGCCGCCTGAACAGGAGCCAGACCGACCACGAAGGGGACGCCGGACTCCGCCACGACAGGGGTGCTGACGCTGGTAGCCTGCTGAGAGACATATACGCCGTGGTTCATTGAAATTTCCTCCTTACTTCATGCCCTTGGCCAGCTTGTGATAATTCACATACAGCAGGTTCCCAGGCGTTTTGACTTTGATGCGGTCGGCGGGGAGCGTTTCGTCGCTCACCACCAGCGACGCGATCAGCGGGTGCTGCTCGATCACCGGGGCAAGGGAGTCAAGGACTTCCTTCCGGCCGCCGCGATAGATGGTACCGCGCTGGATCACGCCCATCATAGTCGGACCAAGATAGACGCAGAAGCCGCCGGTGTCGGCGACCTTCTTCGGCGCGGCAGGCTTTTTCTTTGCCGTCTTTGGTGCGGCGGTCTGAGCCGCCGTGTCGATGATTTTTTCGCTCATAGGTTAACCTCTCTTTCCACAGGGGGAAGCTTCCATGTGGAGATCATTTCCCCCACGAAATAGGGGGCGGTGTCATCGGGATAGACTATCGTTTCAAGCCCCGCCTCCAGGTCAAGGGTAAACTGCCCCCCGATCACGACCTGCCTGAGCATCGCAATGCGCAGCCGTTCCATGAGATTCAGCAGCATCAGCCCGCCCTCCTGCTCGTCATCGTTATAGACACAGCAGATAGACCGGACCTTGGCGCTGGAGGTCACACGCTGTCCTTGCGGCTGTTGATCCATGCCGGTAATGACCTGGTGCAGCACATAGGGAGCCTTCTTTGTGGCAGAAGTGCCGTCCGGCAGGCGCATCAGGTAGACCTTTGCAGGGCGGAAGATCTGCTCCGTGTCGCCCTTCTGCAAACGGGTCGGCATGATCAGGTCGGCGGTGACCTCCTCGGTAAAGGCCCGCAGGCGTTTCAGCAGAATGGTTCTTGTCATAAATCAGCCTCCCCATCCGTTCAGCACGCGCAGGATTTCATGCTCAACGCGCTTTTCGTAGGTGTCGCGGATCGTTTCGTCCATCTTCTCGATGACTTCTTCGTTCCGCATCATGTGTCCGGTAGACGGACCAAACTTCTGCTCCACAGGAAAGCGCGGAGAGCCGACGCGCTCGAAAACGGCAGTCGGGCCGAAAATGCGGGCCACGAATGCGTGTTGAAGCGTCGCAGCTCCGCCGTTGCGCTTTACCTGTGTCTGCACGGTGCCGTCCCGGCTGTATGTGGTGTTGAAGGTCAGCAGCGGGAGCACGGTGCCGGAGAAACTGATGCTCATACCCATCACGCCTCCCGCACCGCCTGTGATGTGGGTCTTGGAGTGAACTCTCCGCATGAATTCACCCTTGTTGATGGTGTACTCGGCGGCGGCGAACTGTCCGGCGCGGGTCTTGGCTGTATCTCCGGCGCGCCTCAACGCGGAGAACGCCGCTTTGTAAACGCCGCCGGGGATATTGTGCAGCAGCTTGTTCACGCGCTCCAGGCTGTCGTCGCCGACCTCGTTGACGCGGATAAAGCTCATTCGTCCACCGCCTCCAATTCCACGCGCAGCATACCCATCTCACAGACCGAGGACGCGACATAGAACTCCCGGAAGAAACCTTCGCCGCCCTCCTGGTCGTTGATCCTGATACGCTGCCCCCGCTCCGGCTGCACCCCGCCGAGATCGGACAGGGCGCAGTGGAGAACGGAGGAAACGATGTAAAGCCCCTGGGCATGGTCACTCATCAGCTGGCGGCGGTCCTTCTCCTTCAGACCGGAGAGGACGATGGGAATATCCTCGTAGGTCGCCCCGTCGTACTTGACGGTGCGCTTTTCCGCGAACTCGTCGCAGTTGAGGAACACGCCGAAGTTGTCGCGGGCGACCATATCCTTGAAGCCGCTCATACCACAGGCGCCTCCGGCGTCAGCACAGGGGGCGCTTCGCCGTCGTCCACGCCGTCATCGTCCTCGGCGATCGCGTCCTCCAGCGGAACATCCGTAATGGCGGCGATCAGCTGCGCCTTGGTCTTGAGCTTAGCGGTGTCGATACCCATCTCCTTGGCCAGCTCCGTGAGTTTGGCGTTGGTCAGCGTTTTGAGCTGCTCGGGGTCAAGATGGGCGCTTTCCGCGTCCTCTGCGCCCTCGTCGCTGTTAGATGGGTCAGCGCCAGCCCCGCCGCCGTCCTCGCCCGCAGGGGGCGTTGCAACGGCGGGAGCGGGCGTTTCCGCGGCGGGGCGGGCGACACACAGGGCAAAAAGGCGCTGCGCCTCCTCTTCGGAGACCTCACAGATACCGCCGCGGTCGATGGGAATGGGGTGCTTTGAGCCCTCCGGTCTGTAGCCGTATGTGCCGCAGATGATCTCAATTTTCGTCATAGCAGTCTCCTTTCCGTGCCGGGTCAGGACACCACTTCCGCCGCGTAGATGTACGGGCAGTAGTTGTGGGGAGCAGCCAGCGGACGAGCGCCCAGACGCAGCTTGCGGATGTCCGCCTCCTGGTTCAGAGAGAACTTCGGAACGCGGATTGCCGCATGGGACGCGAACTCGGTGGAGCCGTAGTCGATCTGGGTGATCTGGCCATACATCAGATGGCCGCAGCCGGGGGCGGTGACCATGGCGGAGGTGGCGGGGAAATACTTCTGCTCCGCGCCGCTGCCGTCGATGTAGGTTTCGTCTACGGAGATCAGGTTCAGCTTGAAGCCGCCGAAGTTCAGCGTACCCATATAGACCACGCCATCGTAGCGGCTGAGTTCCTGGTCGATGGTACCGATGATGATGCCGCTGTTGCGGTCGAGCAGCTTCTGCACCTTCTCCATGTCGAGGATCGCGTCGGCTGCGTCAGAGCCGAGCACCAGGTCAACCGCGCGCAGGCCGCGCTTGGACAGCTTGCGGCACATGGCCTTCACATCGCCGAAGAAGTCGCCGCCCGTGGCGTTCCACTTGGTGGCCACGGTATAGGTGTGGTCGCTGGCGTCATCGAAGAACTTGACATACAGCTTCTCACCCTCGGTCTTGTCGTCGATGTAGGTCTGCATGGTGCAGGCGTTGTTGATCATGGTCTGCGCGCACATCCACTCCTCGCGGCGCACGATGCGGCGGTCCATGTCGGTCAGGTCACCCAGCTGCAGACGGGCCGCGCGCTGGGCGGGGGTGCTGTTGGCGTAGATGGCCTCGCCGAAGCCGCGCTTGCGCAGCTCGTCCAGCGTCAGCAGGCGGGACGGAGCGATGAAAGCGGGCTGATACTCGTGGATCTCGTAGCCGCGGCGATCCATGGGGATATCGCCGGCGCGGGCGGAGACGAACGCGGCCATCTTGCGGTCGCCCTTGCGGTACTCAGTCAGCACCTTGTCGCAGGCGAAGATGTCGCCCTCCCCGGTGGGGAAGTAGCGGTCCTTGAAAAAGGTCTGCTGAGGAACGATCTCCTCGGTGATCGCCATCAGCACATAGGTGTCAAAGAAATTCAGTTCAGAAGCCATTGTTGATTCCCTCCTTAGTTGGCAGCGGCAGCAGCCTTGAAGACGATGCCGCGCATACGCAGGTTGTCCTTATCCCCCTCGGTGATGGTGTAGCTGGCCGAGACCGTCACCTTGCCGATGTCGAAGCAGCCGGCGGTGTAGACAGCTACCTTCTCGTCGGCAGCGGTGCCGACCTCGATGTCATCGCACAGAATGCAATCGGGGGTCAGCGTTTCGTTGCTGACAGCCGCAGTACCCAGCACCACCAGCTTGCCGTCGCCGGCCGTGCCGGAGGACTTGGCAAGAATGGTGCCGCGCTTGAGCGTGGCCGCAGCGGACAGCTTGCGGATAACGCCGCCGCGCACTTCGGGCGCGGGCTTGATGTCGGTGATCAGACCGTCAAAGGTCATCTCGCCGAGCTTTTCACTCAGATTGATCATGTTCTTAGCCCTCCTTCTTCTTGCCCAGCAGGTCAGCGACCATGCTCCGGGCGTTGGTCATGCGCGCCTCGGGGGTGTCGTTCTCCTCGCCGTCTTCGCCCTCGGGCTTTTCGACTGCGGGGGCAGGAGCGGCGGGAACGCCCTCGGCGCCGGATCCCTCGCTGTCGTCCTTCAGATCGGTCAGAAACTTCTTGCCCTGCTTGGCGGCGTTCTTGGCCGCTGCCATCAGCAGGTCGGCAGCAGAGCAGGGCTTGTCGCCGTACTTGGCCTGCTGCACGTCCGTCGCGTCGAGCAGACCGGAAATCTCGTCGATCTCCTGCATACGCGCACGCTCGGCCTGGATCGCGGTGTTGACCGCCTCAGTGTGATCGACGGAAGCGCGGGCGTCGGCCTCCACCTGGGCGATCTCGTCCGGGTACTTCGCCCGGAGCTCTTCCTTAGTCATGGAAATTCCTCCTTCATCGCCGGTGACTTCCGGCTTATTTTTATCTGTCTCAACCGGGGCGGAGGCCTCGGGTGTGACCGTGGGAATGTTGTCCGGCGCAAACATGCCGGGGGCAAGGTGCATCTGCCGCCCGTTCACGAACAGGCTGCGCCCGTCCGCGCTGGCGGCGATGCTGGTCGGCTCCGCGTCCTCGATCAGCTCGTCCGCAAAGCCCTTGTCGATGGCCTCGCGGCCTGTCATATAGGTCGTGTCCGCCATCATGTGGGAGATCACCGTGGCCGACAGTCCGGTCTTGCGCGTGTAGACCTCCATCTGCATCTTGTCCCACGCCTCCTGCTGGGTAGCCTGTTCCCGCAGCTCGTCGGCGTTGTAGCCGCCCCACAGGAAGGTCCAGCATTTGTGGATCATGACGAGGCTGGAGGGATTGACCCTGACCGTATCGCAGGCGCACATGATAAGACTGCCGCCGCTCATGGCAACGCCGTCCACGATGCAGGTAATCTTCGTGCCGTTCCGCGCCAGCTCCCGCAGGCGGTTGTGGATCATGTTGGACGCGCCGGCGTCGCCGCCGTAGCTGTTCATGCGGATAGTGATAGACGTGCAGCTGGAGATCTGCTTGAGGTCCTCCAAAAACTCGGAGAGCAGGATGTACTGCCCCTCGACGGGCTCGCCCCACCAGTTCGTGGGCTGCTCCTCGTAGATGTCTCCATACATGGTGATCTCGGCATCACTGCCGTCCACCGTGGCCATCGTATAGACCTTTTTCGAGATGCTGACGGCGGGAGACTTTCGCCCAGCTCTCTTTGCCGGAATACTCATGCGCATTACCTCTTTTCTTTCCAGATATCGCTTGACGGAATGTAGGGACTGTTCAGCCACTCGCGGATTCCCGCGCGGCAGTTCTCGTTGCAGCGGCGCTCCATGTTCTTCGGGCAATAGGCGCAGTAGTCGCTTGCATAGTTCCAGATGGCGAGCGCCATGCTCCGCACATTCAGGCTCTGCAGATGCTCGAAGTTAGTCTTCATCGCCGTCACCTTCTTTCGGCGATGCCGATACAACGGTGACCTTGTTGCCTCCTGCCTGTGTCAGCAGCTCGTTTTCACGCTGCAGCTGCTCCACGTTCTCCTCCCAGTCGCCGCCGCTCATTTCGCGGCTGACCTGCTCGTGGGTCTTGATGGCGTTGTCGATCAGCATGAGGGCGGCTTCCGCCTCCTTCTTGGGGTCAAGGCTGCCCTGCACGGGGCCGATCCAGCGCGCGCCGCACCATGCCTCCCGCACAAGGGGGTCCGTGAAGAAGCCGGGGGCGTTGATGCGCCCCAGAGCGACCGCTTCGGCCAGGAACATCTCATAGACCGGCTGGCAGAAGTCGTCCACAAACCACTTCCGGCGCATTTTGAATGCTTCCCACGCCTCCAGCAGCGCGCCTCGGCTTGCGGAATAGGAGCTGTTGAACTCCTTGATCAGCACATCGTAAGGCAGCTCTAAGGCTGCGCCGACCAGCTTGCACAGCGTCTTGACAAAGGTCTCAAAGCCAGCGGTGGGGATGTTCGGATTACCGAAGTTGACCTTTTCCCCGGGGGCGAGGTGCGTCACCGTACCCGGTCCCATCTCGTACTCGTTGTCATCATCGGAGATGTTGTTCGCCATCGGTCCACCGTCCGCGTTGACCTCGGCGGGGACGCCGGCAATATCTCCGGCGCCTACCTCGTTGAAGGGCGTATCGGAGGGGTCGGTCTCCGTTTCGATCCATGCAGTGAAGAAGCTCTGCACCAGCGCCGCCATCAGCTCGGACTCCGTATAGCGCCGAAGCTGGAGCAGCGGCTCGATGACCTGCGCCAGATAAGGAACGCCGCGGTACTGGTCCGGGCGCTCACTGTCCATGATGTGGAGAATGTTCGGCAGGCCGGTCTTGGCGCCGTAGGCCTCAACGCGCTGCCACTTCTGCGGCTCGCTGGTGATCTGGTGCGGGTAGGTGTTGCTGATGTGATAGGCGACCACGCGGCCGTTGCTGTCCACCTCCACGCCGTCGTAGACCTTGTGGCCTGCGCCAGGCTTTCCCTCGGGGATCTTGCCCTCCACGAAGCCGCCGATGGTGACACCGCCGCCATATTCGCTTGGCGTACAGGCGCGGTCCGCCTCCACGATGTGGAGCCGCAGGGTATAGGGGTTTAGCGGTGTTGCCGGGTATCGCTTGACCAGTGCGAACACGTCGCCGCTGAGCAGCCACGACTTCAAGGCGAGCTGCTGCAAACTCTCAAAATTGTTTAGGCCCAGCGCGTCGCAGTTCTGCTTTTTCCCCGCCCACAGCCGGAATTCCATCTCCGCCGCGTGCTGCCACTTCTTCGCCGCCTCCGGGGAGATGCCCAGCACCTCGCGGTCCACGGACGCTTTGAGCGTCAGCCCCGTCCCGATGACCTTGGTGCGGTTGGTATTGATCGCCGCCGTAGCCACCGGCGCGGCCATGTAGAGCATTCGCGCCCTCTGCCGCAGGGTGGCGTTGTTGCGGTTGATGTCCTCATTGGGAGCGCCGCTGTCCGGAACAAATCCCTTGAGCGCCCGCCGCGTCAAGCTGGCCCCGGCTTCGCTGTACCCCTTCGCCTGCGGCGCGGCTGCGCGGCGGCGGTCTTTCTTGTTGCTCAATGCTTATCGCCTCCCGTTTTCGGAATAAAAAACAGGCCGCCCGGCGGCGAAAGGAGCAAACTCCGCCAGGCTGCCTGTGCAAAAAGCCCTTTCGGGCGCTTTGCCGGTATCATTTTCGTGACCTCACGAAAAAGGTCACCAGTCGCGGGGGACGATGCCGAAAGCCTTTCTCGGCTTGCGGCCGTTCAGCTCCGCTGTCAGCTCGTCGACCTTCTTCTCCGCGTCCTCAATCTCGTCCTTCAGATCAGGCAGGTCGAAGCGCGTCAGCTCGCGGTCGTCGATGACATAGCTTTTTACGCCGCCGTCCACAAGGGCCAGATATGCGGCGCGCAGCTTGGAAAGGGCGCTCTGCCAGAAGTCCAGCCGCGCCCGGAGTTCAACTTTATCCATATCGGACACCTCACCAATCGTCGTAGTATTTCTTCCTGCTCCTGCGCTTCGGTCTCTGCTTGGCGGCGGGAGGCGGCATGACAGGCGTTGCAACAGGGGCAGGAGCGCGTTCGCCGCCCGCCTCCTTTAGCCGCCTGTCTATCTCGTCCAGGTTCTTAGGAAGCGCCTTGAACGCCGCCAGAGCGTAGTTGCGGCAGTCCAGCGCCTCGTTGCGCTCGTGGCCGGGGATCTTCTTCCACTGCCACGGCTGCTTTTTGTTGGGGTCATAGACCTTGACCTCGGAGAGCAGCCCCGTGAAGTAGCCGGAGCCGTAGTCATCCCGCTTGGGGAAGTGACAATATTTCGCGCCCGGCGTCTGTACGCGCAGGTTGTCCATGATGACCTCCTTGCCGGAGTCAACACCAATCTGGTACTGCCAGCAGGTGCCGACCGCCGTCTGCTTGATGATGATCTTCTGCTTTTTCGGCGGCGCGGTGTAGGGCTTATCGCTGCCGGGCATGCCCTTGATACAGAACACCTTTTTTCCCAGCCGCGCCCGGCACTGCATACGGACCTCCTGTGTGAAGTGTCCGCCCTCGTCCACAAAGGACATTGACATTTTCAGCCCCACGCCGTTCTCAAAGCGCAGAACACGGTCAAATACCAGCTCGTCCAGCTGCGCCCATACGGCATCGTCGTCGGGCCGTCCCATGACGATACCCTTCTCAATGCCCCAGGTCTCACCAAAGTGGCCGTGGCCGACGATTTCATATTCCATGCGGTCGTCCTGTGTATCGACGCCGGCCGTCAGAACAAGCACGCCCTCCGGCAGCTCAGCCGGGTATTCCTCTCGGCGCGCCATCAGACTGTCCTCGTCCTCCAGGTCGCCGCGATCCTCCCACAGCTCGCCGAAGCAGGTGTTGTAGACGACCTGCATCTTGCGGGTGCTGCCGATGGCGTTCAGGTATTTCAGAATGATGGATTCCCAGCTCGCCCACTGGCTGACAAAGGCGTTCAGCCAGAACGAGCGCGTGCCCTGCTCATAGGCGGCGGGGTTGTCCGCCTCCCATCTTGCCGGGGCGCGCTTCATTTCCGCCTCGGTGGAGATGCAGCCGCAGCCAGGGCAGGCATAGCAGACGCTGCGGACCTTGTAGGTCTTTTTCCCCGCGACGATGATCTCGTCGTGCTCAAAGCGGATGTCCGCCCATTGGATCTCGTGATACTCGCCGCAATGAGGGCAGCGGGATTTCCACCGCTCCATCGTGCCTGTCGCGTAGGAGGCTTCAATGGCGCTGGCGTTTTTGACGGTGGGCGTGGACACCTCAGCGCTTTTCGCGTTGTAGAATGTCGTCTGCCGCGCCATCGCCAGATCCCACGGGTCGCCCTCGTTACCAGCAGACAGCGCCCAGCGGTCGCGCTCGTCACCCAGCACATAGCGGATAGGCTTTGACGCCAGAGCGTGGGCCTCGGTGGAGCCGCACATCGTGAGGATGCCTCCGGGGTAGGTCTTTTGGAGGATGGTATTGCCGCTGTCACGGCTCTTGGGGTCGCTGACCTTCTTTCGCAGCGTGGGGCAGTCGCGGATCATCGGCGCGATGCGGAGCTTGGAATACTCCTTTGCGTCAATGGTGGTAGGGTGGACAAACAGGATCGAGCCGGGGTCCTGGTCGATCACATAGCCGATGCAGTTATTGAGAAATTCAGACTTGCCGACCTGGGACGCGGCCACCATGACGATGTGCCGTATCTTTGGGTCGGTCCATGCATTCATCGGCTCGCGGAGATAGGGGGTGCGCTCGGTGCGCCACGGTCCGGGCTCTGCGGCGCTCTCGGCCGACAGGCGGCGATTCCGCTCCGCCCATTCGGTCACGGTCAGGTCGTCCGGCGGCTTCATGCCGGCCAAGACTTTCCCGATGACGGCATTCAGCCTCTTTACCCGCTCGCGGGCCTCTTTCTCCTCTATGAGCCGGCGCGTTTCCTTATCCGTCATCGGCATCACGCCCGCTGTCAGCTTCCCAGGCCCTCCGCTCCCGGACGCGCTCCTCGTATTTCTTTGGGTCATAGCGGTAATTGGAGAGCTCCCGCATGGCCTTGTTGACCTCGCGGCGGATAATCTCGGCGGCCTCCGCTGGGGAGTTCGCCGAGGCCACGTCCACGGCCAGGCGGCCGGGCAGGGCCATCATCGCCCCGCGAATGGCATAGATCAAGTCGGTAGTCATCGCGGCCACGTCCTCGCTCCGGTGCATTTTGCCCTGGAGCTCGTCGGCCTCGGCCTTGGCGATGTTGGCCTTGGCAATCTTCATTGTCACGTCAGCGGCCGCTTTCGCCTTTTCCTGCTTGATTTCCTGCTTGATCTCCTCCTCGGTCTTGGCCGGTCCTGCGCGGGCCTCCAGCATGGAACAGTAGGCGCGCACAGCCTCGGTGACATCGAACAGGCTCCCGTGGGGGGTGCTGCGTTTATGCAGCGTCCCTTGGGCTACCAGCTGTCCGATCCACTGATTGCTTTTCCCGGTCATCGAGCAGATGTCGGCAGTCTTGACGTAGACAGGCGTCCCGGCGCGCAGCACGTACACGGCTCCGTCCTCTACGACCACATCCTGCTTCTTTGTCGCCATAGGCCACGCTCCTTTCCTGTGTCTTGGCCCTCCGCCCGACGCCCGGGGCGTTTCCGCTCCGGGGCCAGGCTATGTGATAGGAGGCGGGCGTCCCACGCCCGGCGGAAGGTCAAGAAGTCGATAATTTCATACAAGATTTCAACTAAAGTTACCCTTTTCTCGCGCACTAACTAATCGTTTTTTGGGGTCGGCGAGCCCGCGGCGTGTGGGGCGGGGGTCGTCACAGTACCTTTTGCCGTCGTCGCCTGTTGCAACGCATTTCCACGCCCTCAGCGCGACGATGCCGAGAGGGGGAGGGAGCAACACAGCCAGACGCAGATACGCCGCTCTCGTGCGATGTATGCGCCTGGCTGTGGTATTGTGTTATAACTTCGTCAGCAATTCCGCATGGCTATATCCCTTAACGCCCTTGGTCATCATGCCGAGGAAGTCATCACGCGAGAAATCAGAGAGCCGGAATACTTCTTCGGGTTTCATTCCGAGCTGTTTGCCGATCTCCTGAACGGACTTGCCCTCGTCCAGCAGCCGCTTTACGATGGCTTTCATCGGCTCAAGCAGATGTGTACCACGAGCGCGGTTGTGTGTGACGGTGCCGTAAATATCCTCGGTCGCGTCATCATGCCGCACGATTACCACCGGCACCTTGCCTTTGAGCATGGTGTGCAGCGGCTCCTCTCCGGCCACGGTCCAGCGGTGAAAGCCGTCGATGATGGTGTAGTCGGGACGCACGACGATGGGAAGCGTCCAGCCATTGGTCATGATCGATTGCACCAGCAGTTTCAGATTCTCACGGTTGACCTTGTTGGGGTTGTAGTCATTGGGCTTGAGCTGCTCCCGGTCTACCCATTGCAGGGAGGATAACGGGGCGAACAGATCCGCGTCAGCCATTTGCCTCACCTCCCTTCCGGAAGCGCTTGGCGTAATCGGCGTAGGCGCAGGATATGTCCTGATAGATGGCGCGCAGGGTGCGGAGCTTGGGATCACCAGCAGTCAGACCGCCGTACATTTTCTTGTAGTCGCGCGGCCGCGCCATTCCGTCCATCTGAATGAACATCTTGCGGTACTGCTTGGCGATCTTGCGCTTATGCTCCGTATTGAAGAAGTCTCCCGGGCGGACGAACAGCATCTCCTTCAGGAGCGCACGGTAGTCCTTGGTGTCCTCACCCTCCAGCTCCCGGCGCTTCCTTGTGGTGCGGTGGAACATTTCGCTGTCCCAGTACAGCATGGCAAGGTAGGCGTTCGGCTCGCGCCGAAGGACGCGCTCCATGAGAGATGGGTCGTATTCGCCCAGGTGTACCAGCACGGGTACGGTATCAACGGAGAAGAACTGCGACACGCGCAGCTGATTCCGATTGACGCCAACCTGATACATCTGCAGGTAGACCTCGGGGACTTCGATGCGCTGGTCTCGCAGGTACAGCCAGACGTCCGCCGTCTTCCAGTCATAGATGGGATAAATGGTGTTCGTGCCGGTGATGCCCTTTGCGCCCATATTCAGTGCCGCCATGTATTGGAGCCGCTGAATGGACTCTGCCGCGCGGACGCCGGTGATCATGATGCCGTCCATCGTCACGCGGGGTAGGAAGGATTGATAGTTGTCGATCCTTGGCCGGAGCTGCGGGTGATTACGGATGGCAAAGGGCGGCGGCTGCCGCACCCAGACATCGCGCTTGCGTCGATCCCAGCAGACGAAGGTTTCATCGCTGGACAGCTCATTGAGACAGCTGAAATGCTTGACCTCGATGCACCACCATTGAAACTTGGCACCGGCAAGCAGGAACTTCTTCCGCCACGCCTTGGTCGTTGCTTCAATGGAATCGAAGATTGCCTCCTCGTCCACGAAAAGGACGGTCAACTGCGAGGGATTGATCTCTCCAGCCTGGATCAGCTTATAGGTCAGGTCGGCAAGAACGATGCTGTCCTTGCCGCCGGAAAACGAGAGGTATACGGGGACGCCGTTGGAAAATACGTTCTTGATCCGCTGGCGCGCCGCAGTCACAACGTCGATGTCTGAGCTGATGCGCTTTACAGCCATATCCGCTCACCACATTTCGGGCAGAGGATAAACCTCTTAGCGGGCTCGGTGGAAGACGCCGTGCCGCTCTGTGCGGGTGCGACTTCCTCAGCCTGCGCCGCAGCAGCTTCTTCCCGGGCGGCGTATTTCTCGCGCGTCTCGGTGATGGCCGCAGCCTGCTCCGGCTCAATGGTGCCGTACTCAAGCAGGGCGTCGCTGGCTTCGTCAGCCTCCATCACCATCGCACGGAGAAGATCCTCTTCGTAGCCGGGAATGTCCAGGTCGTCTTTCAGCTCAAGGATAAAAGCGTCCAGCGCGGCCAGATCGTCAACGCCCAGGTCAAAGACGCGGTTATCGGCCAGCATGAGCTTTTTCTTCTCCGCCTCAGTCAGTCCAGACACGACATAGCAGTCCGCCTCTGTGCGGCCGAGGGACAGCAGCGTTTCATACAAGCCGTTGCCGGCGAGAATAACGCCGTCCTCGTCGACCACGATGGGGCGGATCTGGCCGAACATTTCGACAGAGCGTCGGAACTCCTTCAGCTGCTTGTCGGTGTGCATTCGGACATTCCGATCCGGTCGCCGCAGCTCGGTCAGAGGCTTCTTTATGACCTTCAT